TAACCTCACGCCGGGGAGCCTGATACCTGAGATCCCCTCTCAGGTTGAGAGCCATAAAAAACTCGCAACAGTTGCGGCCTCTAAGGAGCCGTGCGAGAAAAGCAGGGGCGGTAGAGGTGCCGTATCGATCCCCCGGCGTTCAAACATCACAACATCAAAAACCGATGGACCAACACCTCAGCACGCAACAACACCTCAACAACCTCCGCGCATTCGAAAATTATGAGCGCCGACTCCGCGATGCCTACCAACGAGCCACAACCCCCGAACGCCAAGATCTTCAACCAAGAAGACGGTTCCGTTCGAGTCTCCGTGGGTGAATACGTCGGCTTTGTTTCCTCTCATCACTTGGTCCTTCCCAAGATCAACCAGCTCAACAACTACTGGCGCAAGATGCACGCCTCACAAAAAAAGACCGGCTAAGCTTTACCCGTCGCCTGTAAGATCCGGGCATGGCTAAAAAGTCCACCAACTTAGAAATTCACGAACGGGTAAACCACATTTACCAGTTGTTGATTAAGTCGTGGTCGCGTTTTGACATCCTTCAATACGCCGCGACTGAGTGGGATTTGTCCAGCCGTCAGACAGACGAATACATCGCACGCGCTCGTAAGTTGATAGAAGAAGACTCAGCCGTTGAGCGTCCGCAATGGTTGGCCGCTGCGGTGCGTCGTCTTGCGGAATACGAAAAGCGGGCCGGCAACGACGACCGCCAGGTGGCTGTCGCAATCAAAGCACTTGAGACTCAGGCTAAGCTTCTGCGCTTCGATATCTGATGGTTTCCGTCCTCGCGGGCTTGACTGAAGCGGAACCGCTCCTCGCTTTCGCTGAGCCGCCGACGCAGGAAGAAACCACCGACCTCTTGCAGCGCATCCGCGACGATCTGCACCCAGGACAGCGGGCATTTGTCGATGATCAGACGACCGACATCCTGGGCCTCTGTGCTGGCTACGGCAGCGGGAAGACGCACGCGCAAGCTGCTAAGGCTGTCTTCCTTGCCTGCGCTAATCAAGGCTTTACCGGCTGCGTGATGGAGCCCACCGGGCCGCTGGTCCGTGACATCTGGCTCAATGATTTTGAGGCTTTCCTGCAGTCGTACTCGGTGCCTTATACCTTCCGAGCCTCGCCATTGCCTGAGGTGATTTTGCACCTGCCCGGCGGGGATACAAAAATCTTGTGCCGGTCCCTAGAAAGCTGGACGAGAATCATTGGTCTTAATTTGGCCTGGGTGCTAGTGGACGAAGTTGATACCGTCCCTACCTCTGTCGCTGATCGAGCCTTTCCCAAGATCCTCGGACGCCTTCGAGCCGGCAACGTCCGGCAGTTTGCAGCGGCCTCCACTCCTGAGGGTTTCCGCTGGATGTGGAACACGTTCGGCACTGAGGAGGCAAAAGAGCGCAAGGACCGCAAGCTGATAAAGATGAAAAGTGCAGACAACCCACACCTTCCGCCGGACTTCATCCCCCGGCTCGAGGCTTCATACGATCCGAGTCTCCTCGCCGCGTATCTTCAAGGCGAGTTTACGAATCTGACCACCGGCCAGGTCTACGACCGATTCGACCGCGACAAGCACATCTGCCGAGACCTTCCAGATGTAAGTGAAGAGATCCTGAGAATCGGGGTGGACTTCAACATTGGGAACATGAGCGCCGTGATTGGCGTTCGTCTGGGTAACTCTTTATTGCTAATTGATGAGGTAAGCGGTTCTCAAGATACGGATGCTCTGGCCCAAGAGATCCGCCGACGCTATCCCCACCGTCGCATCTATGTCTACCCTGACGCCTCAGGTTCAGCGCGTTCGACTACTAATGCCAGCCTTACCGACATCAGCATTCTTGAGTCCTATGGGTTCAGCAATCAGTCGCCTCGATCTAATCCAAGGGTCACTGATCGGGTGGCTTCTGTTCAAGCTCTGCTGGAGAACGGCAAAGGCGAGATCCGACTACAGGTAGCGGCGCATTGCAAAAGGACGATTGAGTGCCTGGAGCTGCAGAGCTACACCGAGCGGGGTGAGCCCAATAAGGAGACAGGCCACGACCATACAAACGACGCTTTGGGCTATCTCGTATTCAGAGAGTTTTCGATATTGCACGCAAGAGCTGGTCGAGGGACTGGCATCCGCCTGTACTGATGGTCCCTTTCTTGTGCCTGTGGATCTGTCGATTAACATCAAGGCATTAAGTAGGGCGGGACATGTATTCATCATTTGCAGGTGGCCGCCAGCGTGCCTCAAGCGTTGCGCTCGTTAGTGATCCGAACAACGCTTATGTGAATATGGAACCCCACTGGGAGCTTCTCGAAGCGATCAGTCTTGGCACATTTGGCATTCGTAAAAAACATAGGAAATACTTACCGCAAGAACCTAGAGAACTTGATGAGAGCTACGATTCACGCTTAATGCGTTCAACTTTGCCGCCTTTTTTCAGCAGGCTAGAAAGACTTTTGGCCGGTATGTTGACGCGAAAGCCTATTCGGCTGCAAGACGTAAGTGATACCGTTACGGAACAATTATTCGATGTTGATCTTCTCGGGAACAACTTGGACGTGTTTCTGTATGAAGCCGCCCGAAAGATGATTCGGTATGGTCACGTCGGCGTCTTGGTTGATGCACCGGCTGCAGGTGACAACGGCCGACCGTATTGGTCGATTTATTCGCCGCCTGATGTGCTTGGGTGGCGATCAGAGATTATCGACGGGCAGCAGAAATTAACCCAGCTGCGTCTCTACGAGAAGGTGGTGCAGCCTGATGGCGACTACGGCGAGAAGATGGTGGAACAGGTCCGAGTCTTGACCCCTGGCGCTTTCGAGATCCACCAGAAGGACAAGAAAGGCGACTACCGAGTGGTGGATGAGGGAACGACGAGCTTGGATCAAATTCCGTTCTCTGTGGCTTATTCCAACCGCACGGGCATTCTCGAATCACGGCCGCCGTTGGCTGATATTGCTGAGCTGAACCTCAAGGCTTATCAGGTACAGAGTGATTTAGATAACCAGCTGCATATCTCGGCTGTTCCGATGTTGGCCGTGTATGGCTTCCCGCAGTCGGCCGAGGAGATCAGCGCAGGCCCTGGGGAAGCGATGGCCCTTCCCGTGGACGCGAAAGCCGAATATATCGAGCCCCAAGGCCGGAGTTTCGACGCTCAGTTCCGCCGGCTGGATCAAATCGCCAGCCAGATTAACGAGCTAGGACTGGCCGCGATCCTGGGCCAAAAGCTGTCAGCAGAGACGGCCGCATCAAAGAGGATCGACCGCAGCCAAGGGGATAGCACGATGCAAGTGGTGGCCCAGCAGATGCAGGACTTAATTGACAACTGCCTGCAGTATCACGCGGACTATCTGCAGATCCCTGAGGCTGGCAGCTCCTTTGTCAATCGTGACTTTATGGCGTCACGTTTGGAGCCGGATGAGATCCAAGCATTGCTGCAGCTCTACACCGCAGGGACAATTACACAGTCCACGCTGTTGGAGCAGTTGGAGGCCGGCGAGATCTTGGGCGACGATTTCGACGTTGAGGAGGAGTTGGAAGGCACGCAGAACGGGGGCATGATTGAGATGGACCAGCCAGAACCAGCGGCACGGGAAACCATGCCCGAGGAGTCAGCTGAGCCAGAAGACCAAGACGAAATGCCTGATTGATGAGCTGGATCAAGAACCTACGGAAGAAGCGACCGGATGACGGTCATAAGCAGTTGCTGTTTTTTTCGCTTGGGGAATTGACCGATCAAAATTATGCAGTTGTACGCACGACGTGGCACGACAAAGGACATGTGATCACAGTCACCGAGACTCGTATTCATTTGTACGACGATGATATGCGTAATGAGATGCGCGACATCATCAAATCCGCTTTGCTGGCCGGCGCCGATGTTTCGTTGATTTGTGTTGAATCTCCTGAGGAGTTGGGGTTAAAACCGGCATGAATGAACTGGCCGAACTGTTCCGAAATGCGATTGAACTCAATCGTTACAGCAACAACGTGGCTCGACGGGTCATTGAGTCATATAACGATCGGGTGCTGGACGCTATTAATGAGCTGGCTTCTGCTGATGGGTTGTCGGCAGTTGATCAAGCTGAAAAGCTCCAGGAGATTCTCCAAGAATTAAAAGTTGAGTTGCAGGCGTGGGGCGCATTTAGCTCCTCTTTAATGATTGATGAGATGCAGGAGTTAGCAGTTGTT